GGTGTGTTCTACCCCTCAGGTCAAACAACTGATCTTAGCGGTTCAACTGTTACTGTTCCAGCAAGTCATATGATTCTACGTACTATTGCACGTAGCGATGATCAGAGCTTCCAATGGTTTGCTCCAGCTGGTACACGCCGCGGACTTGTTGACAACGTTGGTAGCATTGGTTATATTAACAGTGCTACAGGCGAGTTTGTTGTAGACAATGTTCGTGAATCACTACGTGATACACTATATGCCAATAAGGTTAATCCAATTACATTCTTTAATGGTGTTGGTATTCTTAACTATGGTAACAAAACAAATGCAGCAGGTACAAGTGCATTGGATCGTATCAACGTAGCAAGACTAGTTGCATATCTACGTAAGACTATCCAACGCACAGCAGTTGGCTTTGTGTTCGAACCAAACGATAAGATCACAAGAGACGAGCTCAAAGAGCAAATTGAACAGCTAATGAACGATCTTGTTGCAAAGCGTGGTATTTACGATTACCTAGTAGTTTGTGATGAATCAAATAACACAAATGATAGAATTGATCGTAACGAACTGTACGTTGATATTGCTATTGAACCTACTAAGGCTGCGGAATTCATTTACATTCCAATCAGACTTAAGAACACAGGTGAAATTGCTAGCGGCAACGTAGCAGCAGCACAAGCAGTTTAAGGCGCCTTAAACGCAGGAAATAATGGGGGATCCTAAAAAGACCCCCCATTTTTCTTGAGTGGATATAGATAAATAATATTATAATATAAGGAGGCAGACAATATGTCAGTTTCATCACTAACAAAATTTACTGTACCATTAGACAGTGATCAGTCAGCTAACGCACAGGGTTTGCTAATGCCCAAGCTAAAATATCGCTTCCGTGCGTTATTTGAGAACCTTGGCGTGTCTACTCCACGTACAGAACTAACAAAACAGGTAATGGACATTACTCGCCCAAATTTAACATTTGAAGAAATGGAAGTACCTGTATACAACTCACGTGTTTATCTAGCAGGTAAGCACAGTTGGGATCCAATTACAGTTAACTTCCGCGATGACGTAAATGGTAGTGTAAGCAGACTACTTGGCGAGCAGGTACAAAAGCAGTTCGATGTAATGGAACAAGCTAGTGCCGCAGCAGGTATTGACTACAAGTTCATCACAAGATTTGAGATTCTAGATGGTGGTAACGGAGCAAGTGTAGCAAACGTTCTCGAGACTTGGGAACTTTATGGTTGCTTTATTCAAAATGTTAACTACAATGACTTAAACTACGCTTCAAATGAGCCTGTAACTATTACAGCAGCAATTAGATTTGATAACGCAATTCAGTCACCAATTGGTGACGGCGTTGGTGCTAGTGTAGCACGTAACGTAGGTACAGTTGTAACTGGTTAATAGTAAACCTATATAGAAAGAGCCCTCAGTTTTTGAGGGCTTTTTTTATGGATAAATACTGTATAGGAGAATCAGTTTTGGCAAGTGTTAATTCATTCCTAAACGCTCTTGAAAAAGGCGATCAGATCAAAGACTTTCAGCATGCTGCTAGGTTGTTTGTAGACAATAACTATGAACTACAGCCTAGGTATCAGCATCTATTTGCTGTAGTTTTTAATTTTACCCCTGATGCTGCACAACTTTTTAATAGTGTTGAGAAGATGGAAATACCTATGCTGGTCAAAACAATTGACTTGCCTAGCTTTACAGTACAAACAGAAACTCATAACCAATATAACAAGCAAACTCACAGCCAACATAAAATTAATTACAGTCCTGTAAACATTACATTTCACGATGATCAAAAGGATTTAATTAGAAGTTTCATACATACCTATCAAAACTTCTACTATAAAGACAGCAGTCATCCTCTAGGAAGCGGCACTTATAACACCGAAAACAAATATACAGGATACAGAAACGGACAATGGGGTTTTAGTCAAGGTAACACACGATTCTTTAAGGATATTAGAGTATACTCAATGTACCAAAAGCGTTTTGCTGAGTATACACTAGTCAATCCTATTGTAACAAGTTTTGGGCATGATAGTCACGCATATGCAAGTGGCGGTCTTATGCAGCATAACATGAGTATAAACTATGAAGCAGTTAAGTATTCGACAGGCTTTGTAAACAATATTAACCCTAAAGGGTTTGGCGAGATACACTACGATAAAACACCTAGTCCATTAGGACAGTTTGGTAATTTACTTGAAGATACGGTACTATTCCAAGGCGGATTGCTAGATGCAGCAGGCAGTGTTGCACAAGACTTATTCAGCGGAAATATCCTTGGTGCCGTAGTAAAAGGTGCTGTTATATTTAATGAAGCTAAAGATATAGACCTGGGTTCTGTTTTAGAAAAAGATGGAACAAGAATACTAGGCGGCATACTCAGAGGCGAAAACCCAATCAGTGATATTATCATACCAACCAGTCAAGGTAGTAGTACATTAGGCGGCACTCCTCCTGTGAGAGGAAGTGTAGACAGAACAGTTAATATGCCAACTAGCAAAGTACAAAGTAACGGTGTAAATATAGGTAGCAATATATTTAACACACCAGGAATCAATCCTAACGTAAATATAGGATCAGCTACTAGTATTCCAAGTTTGTCAGGTACAATAGCTAATCCAAATAACATAGGTTCATTTGTTAATAACCTATTTACAGGTGGATCCAACTTTAATCAAAAGAGTTTGAAACAAGATCAACTAAATGATAGATTGAATGTTCTTAACAATCAAATAACCGATGATTCTGCTAGAGGTACAGTCGATCCACACCTAATTAAAGAACGTAACGACTTGCAAGATAGATTAGATCTAGAATTTGGTAGGAATGTATAATGTCAGTTAACACAAGTTTACCTATAGTCAACCCAGATGACAGCGTAGATGAGTATGTAAGACAATACTTTGATACATACTTTGACTCTAAGTTTTCTGTAGATGAAAATCAGTACGAGATAGTAAAAGCGTTTTTTAGTAATAGGACAAGTAATCCTAGTAATCCTAGCATAGCATCTAATACGATTGCACTACTTTTAGCAGCAGATCAACTTAAAATGTATCCCTCAGATTTAATCAAACGTATAGACACTCCTGATTACAAAAAAACATTTGGTATTGTTTTAAATTTAACTAGGGCCGGCACTAGCTTAATTGGATATGAACAACCTCGTCCTGTATCACAAGAAAATCGTAGACAGGTTACAGCGTAATGCGTTGGGCCAATGGCTTATATGAACTGGCCAATCCCAGTAAGTATGCGGGTACAAAGAAGCCACGCTATCGTAGCAGTTGGGAACATGCTTTTATGCGCTTCTGTGATAATCATCCTAGCGTAATAAGTTGGGCGAGTGAAGGTATACAAATACCCTATCGTAATCCTCTTACAGGCAGACAGAGTGTGTATGTACCTGACTTCTTTATAATGTATCAAAATAAAAATGGTAAAAAACGTGCAGAGCTGATTGAAATTAAACCTGAGAGTCAAACAAGACTCAACGAGCGTACAAGCCAACGTGATAGACTTGCTATTGCTATCAACCATGCTAAATGGGAAGCGGCTGCTAAATGGTGTAGACTTAAAGGTGTACAGTTTCGTATTATAAACGAGGGTGATATCTTTCACCAAGGCAAGAAACGCCGCTAAGTAATTATATGACAAAAAAACTTGAAGAACTATTTGAAGTAGAAGATGTAGAGCCTGATGTTGATACTGAAGAAGCAGTTGAAGCAGTACAGGCAATAACTGCTACAGCACCTGATCTAACCACAGCACTTGAAGCAGTGGACAAGATTGATGCTGCACTACCAATGATCCGTGACTTAGAAACAAGTGACAGTGAGCTAGATGATATTGCTAACACAGCACGTAACACCTTTCAAGACCTAATGGATTTGGGTATGAATGTTGAAGCACGTTTTGCAGGTGAGATTTTTAACAATGCTAGTAAGATGTTAGACACTGCACTCAGCGCCAAGAATAATAAGATCAACAAGAAGCTAAAAATGATAGATTTACAGCTTAAAAAAGCCCAATTAGACCTCAAAAAGAAGCAAGCAGGCGAACATGACGTTGAGGAAACTGAAGGCGTTGTAATGGATCGTAACCAGCTTCTTATGGAAATTTTGGGCAAAAAAGCATAAATATAATATAGGATGATTATAACTATGAAAAGTTTTAGTGAATACTTGATTGAAAGTGAACAAGACTATACATTCCGTATTAAAGTAGCATGCGAGTGCTCAGACGAAATGTTAGACAAGATGGAAACTGCACTTGAGAAGTGGGAACTTAAGAGCCTTAGTAAGCCTAAGCGTACTCCAATCCAAGAGCATCCAATGGACTTCCAAACTCTACAGAATGCAGAAGTACATATTATGGATGCAGTACTACAGTATCCAACAACAGCAGATCAACTGTATCGCTATATCAGTGAAACAGTAGGTATTCCTGCTAACATGTTAGTGGTTATTAACAAAGATCATCCAGAAGAGATTGCTCGTGAAGAAGCTCTCAAAGAGGAAGGTGACGAATATGTTACCAAACTTGATGATGCCGATTACAAAGATGCAGACAGCGTAAAAGTTGAGGATCATTTCGGCGACAAGTACAACGAGAATATGTTGAAAGACTTAGAAACTCGTAAATATGAATTCGCAAAGGAATAGATCAATGCATATGATTGACGTAATGAACAAACTTAAAGAAATCGCTGAAAGCGGTTATGACAATGAAGACATCCAACGTGGCATCGACGCCGCAGCTACTCAAAAGTTTGACGAAGAGTCTGTTATGGAACGCGACAAGCAAAAAAAGATGATGCGTGAAGATCAGAAGCTAGACAACGACGAGCAGATTGAAGAAGAAGAGTCTGTTATGGAACGCGACAAGCAAAAAAAGATGAAACGTGAAGATCAGAAGCTAACTAAAGATGCTGTTGAAGAAGCTGAAGTTGCTGAAGAAGAAGCAGTTGAAGAGGATGCTGTTGAAGAAGTTCACGAGGATGTAGAAGAAGACACCGGCCTAGCTGATATGCTAAAA